AAATCGCTTATGCGATCCCACCTTTACCTTGTACTACGGCGGCGGCCCCTATCTTAACGGTTGGGGCCGTTTCAATTTCTACCCTGTTTTAACCTTCTCCTCTTTACCCTTTCCCTTGCCAGCAGTACCTTGCTTTCCCTGGGAAGGTGTCGATGTCGCACCTGGCGCTGTCTGCTCGATCCTGGCCGGTTTAACGCTTCCTGGAACGTTTTTTCCATTGGTCCCTGGTATATCCGGCGTCCTGGCGATCCTGGCAGGCTTCTTGATTACCATTTCCACGCCGAATTGTCGCATGTAGCCTTTCGCCTTATCGTCTCCGAACTCTTTACGAAGCGCCGCGCCGATCGTTTCTATTGCCTTCCGGTCCTTTAATAACTCCTGGAACCTGGCATCTTTTTTAACCTTCTCGACCACTTTAGGAGGGACCATTCCGAACATTTCCACAACGTCTTTTAAACCTCCGACAATATCGCGTATTATACCGCCGTATTTTCCTATCTCTCCCGTTTCTTCTACCGGCATGGCCGCTCCTCCGTCTGGTGTGAGTCCGAAACGTTCTTCCAATCCCCTGGCAAATACTCTTTCGTAAATAGTCGATTGTATAGCCATTGCTTTTTTATAAGAATTTTCCATCGTGGTAAGCATACCCTCGAAAGCCGCCAAAGGGTCCTGTTGTAATACTTGATGATTACCGCCTCCAGCATACGCAGACTTTAAAACCTCAGTAACCGAAGTTATAAAAACAAGGTTCATTTTCATTTGATCCGAAAGGTTCGGATCGTTCGCGTATGGCATGATCGTTGTATTTTGTTTTTGTAAAGGCGGGAATACTATCGGGTCAACATCGAGGGTAAACGTTTTTGTTTTCTGCTCCCCTTTTATATACCACACAAAGGCGATCGAATACCGACCGCCCTTGAATCGTTGCGCAATATCGAAAGGGTCGGGCTCTTCGCTCTTGTATTTATGGACCAGGTTTTTTCTCTCCGTCCCGTCCTTTTCGTCTATTTCCTTTCGATAGACATATACGACATACTCCCCGTGCGTGTCCTCTCCCAACTTCGCCGCGAAGTTGGATATTTGAGTCACCGGTAAATTTTCTTCCGTGTCGGTGGACACGTTTTTCCTATCGTCTTTTTCAGACATTTTCCCGTCTCCTTTTTTGATTGTTTAAAATCACATAAAGCTACTATTCGATATTCCAGGAGAAGATTTAAAATATTTATATAAAAAATATCCTAAAATTCCGGCAACGAGTAGCGCCGTAATGGTTATTCCACCAGGCGATTTAAACATATTTATGAGATCGGTTGCTCGTGCCCCTACTTCCGATCGCCACGTCGAAAAAACAGAACTTCCGAGTTTCGACGCGACCGCTGGCCAGTTTTTGCTTTTAATAAGATTAATGGTATCAGGAGCCTGGCGGAATTTCGTTTCTCCCCAGTTAAACATCATATCGACAAGCGCGAGCTGAATATTAGACGGGTAAGTGTCGAAATCAGGAAAGATATTTTTTACCGACTGAATAGCGTTCGCTCGATCGTTGAGATAAAGCGCCTGTACTCGATCCTCAGAAATAACATCGCCGGCGTTTAGATTGTCACCTGGTAAAACCTTGTGGCCTATTCCAACTGTTAAATTTCCCAGGCCGTCGTCATATACATCATAACGCTTTCCCTCATGCTTTAAAATAAGAGCATCTAAAGCGCCATAGTCCATAGCCGCTACCGTTTCTTTTTGCTTAAAGCACCAATTACTAAGGCGGCGGCACCACCACCAAAGACAGCTAAAAATGGCCATACTTTTTTAAGGATCACCGGAGCTATGATACCGAGCACGTCGATTTCAATGTCCGGCCTCGCTTTCATTGTCAGCTGAGCGTCTAAGAAATTTTGAAGCCAGGTTATTTGATCTTGCGTTAATACGATTTTTATACTTGAATCCCGTTCGATCAATTCGGCATTGCCGCCCGTCACCTGGTCAATGACCGCCTTTAATACATTCGCCTTTAATCTTGTCGTAAGAGCAACGGACATTTAATCCCCTTTTATCGGGTTTAAATCGAACTACTTTTTTATGGCTGCTATGCTGTCCCGTTTGTTTGAATAATATTTCATCCACCAGGCCGCACGTGCTCCCCAGTAGGTGCTGTCACACGGGCAATGGATGATCGTTTCATCCGTGGATAATATTATTATCCTCGGCTTAGTGCTGCATGTCGTTAAGCATAGCATTAACAGCAGCAACATCATTACAGGCCAGAGCGTCCGCGAAATTCTGTTCATTGACTTTCGCCTTGTTGTGAGGATCGGTGACAACGGCCTCATGCGCGTTATAGATCGCCAAAAGGCCGCTGATTATGTCAAGTATTGTCCTTATAATCGCAAGCATAACCACTCATGTTTTAATGATTTTAGATTGCAGGAATGACGCTTTCTGCATGAGAGATTTATTTCCGGTATCATCGAGAATCTTTGCGCCGTCCGTCAATAAATCATTCCATGCTTTAATTGCTTCTGGGCTTTTAATATCCGCCTTGATAACGTCCGCCGCCTCGATGAGCGCCGAAATAATCAGCTTGAGATCGTTTATTATGCCGAACAGCTTTGAAAATGTTCCTTTGTTTTTAAGCCAAGTAACTAACGACGCTCCTACCGCCGTTGTACCGAGTCCCATAATTGCCTGGAGCCATGCCGGTAACTTGATGGAAAGCGCCTCTGCATCTTGCGCAACGGTATTCTGTGCGAAGATAAAAGAAACAGAAGCAATTACTGCAGCAACGAACAGGACCGCACACAACAAAACATTAAAACGTTTCATAATGCCTCCGATTCGGTGAAAGTGGTTCGATATAAAGAATTGCCCTGGTTTGGCGATCGCAAATAAATGGCGATTCCGTTGAAATTTCGCCAACCGGCAGCTCTGCAGCAACGGCGCCAGCCAGGTCGATCGCTTTTGATGATTTGACTTTCATATTTGCCATAATGTACAACTTCGTTTTGTGGATCCGCGCAGGTCCTTTTTATTCCTTTTTCTTATCCATCTTATCGGGTTTAAATGTCCTTCAATTTGAAATTATTTATACTATGTTCATGGGTGATCTTTCTGCCAGGCTTTAATAGTATCAAGATCATTAAACAACCTGGTTAATCCATTAAGAGCATTTTCATGCCGTCCTATGGCGTTATCATGCTCGTTCACTTTTGTCGTTATGGTAGACATTTGTGAACCGTAATTATATCCCACAATGGCAATGCCGGTTATCATCGCAATCAAAATGCCAACAAGCCATTTCCACGGAACGAAAATAGACCGGCATTGTTCCGGTATTAAGTTGCGGGAATCCATATCAACTTAAATAGTCGATGCCTTTATTAATGAAGTTTAGCGGGTATTTTTGACTTTAAATAATTACATTCTTTTTTTAATTCTTTTACTGCCTCAATAAGCAACCCTATACAATCGGCGCTCTGTTGGCCATCATGCCTTTTTCCTGCAAGTAATTCTGGCGTAACATCGGCGATAAATCCTATATGCAAACTGTTCTTTTCTGTTGAATCTGCCTTGTAATCAAAATTCACAACTTCAACACTGTCGAGTATCTTAAATACATCATAACGATTCGATATAATATTTTTTTTGATTGCCAGGCGGCTTGCATTCGTCCACACTGATCCGTCGCAATAAGCACCGCCTGATCCAACATTGACCACATAAGTAGTATCTACTGTATGTATGCTCATCTTACCTGTAACCTGTGCAAGTTTTTTTAAATAAATAACCGTATCACTAACAATAGCTATTGGTGTACTGATTGTTGGTCCGCCAGCGAATTTCCCTATTATCAAATACCTGCATGGATTGGTAGCCGATCCAACATTTTGTATTCCAAAAAACGACGTGTCAATAATAATCCCAAACTTTCCCGATCCGAATGCTCCGTCATTACTTTGATTGCCGCATTGATAAGATGATGTTGTTCCGGCTCCGCTTGGGAATATTCTGATATACATTGGTTTGTCTGTATTGTCAGCCCATATATCAAGAGCCTGACCTGATCCTGCAGAGCCAGATTTCAAAAAGGAACTATTTGTCCCTGGCTCATTTATTTGAAAACCGTTAGAGGCACACCGCGAAGCAATTACAGACTTATAAACACTATCAGGATTTATTCTTACCCAATTATAGCTTGAATCAGCAACAAAAAACTGCGAAGGGTTGGTAGACACGTTTTCAACAATTATCCCGTATGTACGCGCCTTCTGCGCCAAAGTATTCCATGCCCCTGTTGTCGCAGGGTTTCCAAGATTAATAGATCGACCATTTATCATTGTTCTTGTGCCCGAATCAGTTACGCCTTCTGGAAATTGCCCGTTAAGAATATTTTCATAACCATAAACGATCACATCGGTTTTGCATCCAGAACAATTATAAAATTTATTCGCGGACAAATGATTATAATTTCCCGTTATTCTGACCGGCGTTATCGTTCCTTTCTGAATGTTTAAAAATGTATTTGAAACAATCGAATTGTATGAACCGGAAATTATAACGCCATCACTCACCAAAGCATCAACATCGCTATTCTGAAAAGTATTGTTTGATAAAACAGAACCATGCCCGGCCATTATTGTATAATTTGTTATTTGTTTTGAATTATTAAGATAATCATTCCCGTAGACCATATTTCCGTTGCCGCTGTCTATAACACATATCGACGAAGCAAGAGAGAACGTGTTCCCGTAGATTTTATTGCCAATACTACTTACTGTCAATACTATACTTTTAAATGTAACATCTGCCACCAAATTACCGGCGTCGCCGCCTTGAAATTCCCCGTTACACACGATATTTTCGCCACCTACTATTCTTACCCCTACCGAACCGCCCCCCTCAAAATACCACAAAATAGGATGATTAATTACCGTCTGCTGTTTAACATTCCAAAACCCAAAATTGCATTTTTGCAGATGCACATTCTCATATACATGGCTATCGCTGGTACTGTCTGTATTTATGCCGTATGTAAAACTCTCTATATAACAATTTTCTATGTTCGCAAGTCCTACGGGAGGGGCACCACCAACGGTATTAGGAATAAATTTTATTCCCGATTTGCCGTTATTGTATCCACTCCCCTTAATGGTGATTTCTCTCCAAAACGGCCCTTGTGATCGCCACGATGTATCTGTATTGCAAAACCCATCTACGTTTTTCGATGAAAAATCTAATATTGGACGGGGATGAAAGTTAAATGTATCCTGAGAAACTAATAGAGCATTTTCACCTATAAAAGCCGTGGCGTTTCCATAAAAAATTGTAGTGTCAAGGATTAGCGTATTGTAAAGGTAAAGCGTTGCGCTCCGCTCACCAACGGTATCCAGGGCAAGTTGAATATTATCACCATTTTTTATTGTCTTTATGTTTTGTGCAGATAAAATATTCATCACCCTCATACTTCCATTCATAATTTCCGGCGTCGCGGGTGACCCTGATAATAGCGTATCAACTTTAGAATGAAGCGCAAAAATATCTATTGACAAAACAACGATAATTAACAAAATATTTTTCATTTTATCCTCTTTATGGATATATGTTTTCTGCAATCGCCGTGATGCCGCTGTCTTTCTGTAATTGTATGGTTGCTGGATCAGCGACAAGAATAAATGCTTCTGTGCAACCGGCAACATGAGGAGGAGCTGCAACAATGGGAACAAACCTGATAAACGATAAACCGGCCAATTGAATGCTGCCTATGGTGATCTGCTTTTTATTGTTCGAATCTCCAGAGTCCTCGATAACAAGTAAATCGGTATTTGCCGGTGTTCCCTTTACCGTGAGAGCCGCTATTTCTCCTGGATTCGTCGTTATAAGAGACCCATCGGATACTTTACTTTGAATGTCTGCGATTGTGTCAGCTGAATGTGCAACTCCTCCTATAGCGTGAGCTGTAGGGGTCCTTGGGTCTGATAGTCTGGTATCACTACCACTACAGGCGCTCTGCGCACTGTTCCCAAGCGTTCGCATTGATGGGGTAGCCGCTAAACCATCCTTGTTTGCCGCAGCTACCTGTGTATCAGTAATACCTAATGCTTTAACTTCTATTTTATGCCCCGCTGTTATGTCCAGCGTCGAATTATCAGTTTTAGAATCAAGATACCCTGCCGCAGGATCGCCAGCATCGGCTAATACCATGTGATCGTCAACAACTCCAATAGCAACCGGTATTAAAGCAGTGCCTCCAGGATTTACGACAGGAATTTTCCCGCCTTGTCCGGCCAGGCTGAATCCGTCGTCAAGCTGTGAAAATTTTGTCCGTGGGAAACCAGGATTTCTTATAGGTGTACCGCTTGGGATAGCTGCACGTGGCATGGTTTTTATATTGACGTTAAAGGGAAATTATGTTTTACCTTAATGAACGGCACTATCGGCAATACAAGGCCATTCAAAGCCGAGGGAACACCCACCATTGAAACATATTCCGACGCCGCAATCAGACCGCCGAAAATTGAGAACTTCTCAGCGTTCAATAAATTGCCGCCTTGCGCGGGAAGGTTCTGCACGTCCATGAAAATATTTATGGACATATCGTAATTTTCAATAGGAATATTTACGCCTGAATTAGAACCCAAATTTTTAAAAGGATAAGTATACCCTGTTGTTTTGCCTTTAGCAAGTATTACGATAGACAAAGGAGGCAAGCCGTTGACCTCGAAATGGCGCTGGGAAGAAAAGGGATACGCGAACCCTGCGGAAAGGACCTCGAAATTGTCCGCCTGCTGAAAATAATTATTTATTCCACCGGACGTATAAAATATGCTTGCAACGGCATTTGTCACGAGAACCTTTATCGGTCCGGTCGTGTCTACTGTAAATTTCGGGCAATTAGCATAGGGAACGGTCAGCAGGTCGATAATTTCAGTTGTCATAATAAAACCCTCTTATCGGGTTTAAATTTATTGCACTTCTTTTTTATAGTCGTCAATGAATTTGAGATCCTTTATCTCGTAAATGGAAAATGAGACCTGGGCGAAAATCTGCGTTATCCCCACCAGGTCCGCAACCTGGACAAGCTCGGCCTGAAAATCCGCGAGTAACTCCGCGTTAGCGTTTGAATTTAAGTGGAACGAATCCACGGCCAGATTTTCAAAATAGCGGAACAGGCGGAAAGGATTATGGAAAATACTTCTCCTGCTCGTCGAATCCCTTATTGTAAGCGTTGGAGCGGTCCCCTGCTTTATTGCGGAAAGAAACGTCCCTTCGTCGATCGACATTGAAAAATTCAACTGATGGAAAAAATAAAGATAGCTTGGGTTGAATTTGAGGCCCAGGGGAATAGCCACATTAAACCGCGTTCCGCCTACTTTATAATTTGTAAAATCATATTCCCCTACGGTCGGGTTGCCGAAAGCACTCTGAAAAATACCTCCGACAACGGCAAGAGCGGAGCCAGGCGGTATCCGAGTTATCAGAGACATACTACCCTCCGTACTTTCTACCGGTTATCATGCAGCCTATCACTATACCAACAGGAGCGCCGGTAATTGATACCTCTATTGTATCGCCTTTTGCGCTTGGATAATGTATAAGCGCCGGTCGAAGCCTCATTCCCTGGGCGTCTTCGTTTAATACTCCCTGTGTGAACCGCTGAGACGGAGAAGAAAACAACTCAGGAGGGATCGGGATTGGTACAAAAAGATTCTGCGTAGACTTGAAATTTGCGGTTGCTTTTATCGGCAGCTGAGAACGTCCGTTTACATCAGCCGGAAACGTGATGCAGATTTCCCGCAAAATAAATTCGAGAAACTGTTCGATTCTGAAATAAAAAAGTAGTTCGGGACCTGTCTTCGTAGCTTCCTTATAATCAAGCCACGGTATCCCGTCCGGTATTACCTGCTCCAATGGAAACATAGTTCCCTCACTTCCTAATGTTTAGGCGTGAAGGATTTTTTGTTTGTCTCGTGGAGCGCCGTCCCTACATTGCGGGATCGGATTCCGTAAAAGCATATTCCCCACCGGTTTTTCCACCCGCCGGTCGATACGTCGAAATCCGTCTTAACGCTTACCGTTACCGTGTCGTTGGCCGCAAAGGGGAAAATATAACCATAGGGATAGAAAAGTTGATTCGGGACCGGTCCCTGGTCCGCGTCGGCGAGTGCATAGCCTCCTGTTATCAGCTGAGGATCGGCGGGATTTACCCGAACACGTCCAGGAGTAAAAATAATGTTCATGGGAACATAATCGCCGAACATTTGCAGCGTAGACGCTCCGGCCTGGATTTTCATTCTTAACGGACAGATGCCCAGGTCCTGCAAGGTCAAAGCAGCTTTAACTCGGAGCGACGTATAAAAGCCGGTGAATGAGAGAACCAGGAAATCGCCCAGGAGTGAAAGCGGGAGCGGTGTATCTTTTGTCTGAGATACGGAAGGGTCTACGATGTCCTCGACGTATAAAGGTTGCATATACTGCGAGGAACGCAGATTGATAATTTTGTTCATGTCCAGCTTATCGTGAATAAACTTGAACAGATTCATAGAAATTCCTTTCGTTTGATTGGTTTAATAAGACCTGGGGGGAAGGAAACGGGATGAACCCCCCAGGCCTTACCCTGGAAATAATACGATATGCCCTTAACCGTGTCAACTTTTTACAGCTGAGCGGTCAGCCTTCCGATTGCCTCCACGCGGAGGTAATCGCCGTCAAGTGCGGCATTTGCGCCTGCGTCCTGAAGGATGTTGACCATCCACTGGATGTTCTGGTCAACCTCAATCTTCTGCTTCAAACGCACAATGGTCGAAGCCTGCCACTTTGAAAGGTTCTGACTGTTGACCGTCGCAGCCGGAGCCGTAACAATCTGCACCTGGCCGCCGACCAACGAACCGAGATTGCGCTCGTATGTCGGTTGCTTGTTTGAAATCTGCAAGTTTAAAACGGTCCTGTTGATCCAGTCCAGGAAAAGCTGCTGCGTCGCGTCGGCTGCCAGCGCATGTGCGTAGTAACAAACGCGCAATGCGTGGATGTCAAACGCCTGGCCCTGGGGCAGAACCTTATACGGGTAATTGGTCAGGGACCGCGCCACCGTTGTAGCGTTGGAGAAAAGAACAAGCGGTCCGGTCAGGTGTGCAAGGACCAGCGTGTCATGGTATACCCACGGGTCCCTTATTTCGATGCTTCCCGAATACGTCCGGCCTTCAAGTTTTGATGCGGCCAGCCGCCGCCTTGCGGTGTCAATCTGTTTCTGTGAAAGAGGCATAATCCACCTTTCTGTTGATATGATTAATTCCGTCTTGCATTATAGCAGAGGACGGGTTTTTACTGCAATTTCTTTTATCGGGTTTAAATCAAAAATTTTTATGCGTCCTGTCCCTCGTCGCCCATGACGCTTTCTTCTTCTCCTTCTTCACCGACAGCCACCGCACCGATGCGATCGTCTGCTCCCTCGACTTCTTCTTCACCGACAGCCACCGCACCGATGCGATCGTCTGCGCCTTCGACCTCGATCTGGCGTACTCCCTCCCCTTCGTCGCCATGCGTCGGAAGATATACCACTTCGTCGTCTCCTGCAATCGGGATCATGCTCGGCCAGAGGGTTTTTGCCTCTGCAATCGACGCTTGCAAAGCTACGCCGATCAGAGGCATTTTAACGAAACGGTTTTTTACCATGAGGGAACCGCCGATACCGATTGCCGCTCCGGTCCCATTCATCAAGTGCGGATTTTTGATCGGGGACCACTGCTTGACCTTTGCGCCGAGCGCCATACCTGCAATAATCAGCGCAAGGTCGATAATCGGGGAAATGATCCGGCCAGGGGTGATTGAGCCGAGACGGTGGACCGGCCTTGATACGATTGCAGGGGCGCTCATGTCCGCGCCAAGCAGATAATGCTGCACCGATACCTTTTTCCCTCTGTGATGATGTTTTTTGCCGCCGCCCTCCATTCCTTTCATACCCATCGTGCGATGCGTGGAATAATGGTGAGCTGCATGATACGCCTTCCATCCTTTTTTAAAACCCATCTTTGCAAACCTGGACGGTAATCCTGCCATAAGCGAACCCCTTTCAGTTGATTGGAAAGTTTTTTATGAAATCATAATACTGTATTTTGTAGCTCCTCGCCTTACTCCTCGCCATGTCTTATTATTATATGCTGCATTGAGATCACGCATAGCTGCATCAATTGTTGGATGAACTCGCCCTTCAAAAGGTAAATTTCCATCAGAAGCCACACTTACGAACCCGCCATCAACAGGTTCTACTTTAATTATCATTCTTTTGCCTTCGCCGCTCATTGAAACATTTTTCCTTTTTGAAAACTTATACCACAAAAAACCGCCGCCGATCAGGACCGCACCAACGGCGAGTATTGGAATAACCTTTGAAACATTCGCAACAATACCAGGGACCGCCGCTACCGTTTGCTCCGTTGACGTTACCAGGGATTCCGGCAGGCGTATAGGAGCGGTTATTACTTTTCCAACACCGGTTTTTTCCAGTTCCTTTGCTCCCTGTTCCCAGTATTGCGGCCACTTTGTAAAGTCTAATAATGACGGTGTTGATGTCGGCGCTGGCGTCGCCGCCTGGTCGTCACCGCGTAAACGGCGATTCATCACCGCGACAATCGCCTGCTTCGGATATGCCTTATACTGTTGCATGTTTCCGAGGCCTCATGGCACGTACTAAAATTGTAATAAGAATAAGACCTCCTGCCGTCGCACCGCCTACGATAGCAGCTTTTTTCCATGAAAATTTTAATGTTGAAGATGGCACATTCACGCCTATTTTCCCCTGCTTTTGAAGCGTGTCAATAGCAGTGTTTACTACCGAACCTCTCTTTGTCGGGTCAATATGTGAAAGAGCGTCAAGGGCGGACTGCGGAATACCTATCGCCCGGGCGAGGCCGGTAGTTATCTTGCTTGTAAATTTTCCTATTTTTTTCAGGCCTGGCAGAAATGCTCCGAGGACTTCCATATCATCACCGCTCAGCCGTCCGTCTTCGTATGCTCCCATGATCTCGTCAAGGGCCGCTTGTCCGTCCTCTCCTGCAAAAACCTTCTTAACACCACGAGCCGCGAAATACTGAGGCGTGAACTTCGGATGCTTTTTTGTTGGCTTTTTACGATGCAAGCCGCTTTTCATACCGTGCGCGGCCATGTATGCAGGAGTAAACCTGATACCTCTTTTAGCCAGATTCCGCATCCTCGACCAAAACGATCCGAGGCTTTCTTCTTCGTCACCATACAGCGCGAGCAATTCCACGCCGCCCATGTCCTCTTCACCTGAAATTTCATGGACCATAAATTAACCTCCGACTATTTCATAGTTTGTTACACGTTTTTTAGCTCCCAGGATATTATGCGGATACGTCGCATCGGCATTGATCCAACCCTTGCCTGTATTAAACTGCGTAAAGACGTGACCTATTTTGCCGTCCGGCCTGTTTGAAGATAAGACAAAACGGAAAGAACCCCGCCCGAATTTTAAAAGCATAAATGAGGCCATCAGAATACTCTTTTTTTTGCAATCAAGAGAAGGAAAAATTGTCAGAAGGTAAATCGGACGCGATACAACTTCTCTTTGCGGCATATCCCTTGTATAAGGAATGTTTTTAACGTGGTTGTAATACTGTGGAAGGTTCATTCGCATAAGTTTAGGGAACCGGTTTAAATCCCCTGCAAAATGATTTACCGCGTATTTAATTTCCTGCACCGTCCTGTATTTTGTCCGCAACGGCCATGCGTGAAGTACCATACGCGATAAATATTACATTAAGCGGCAAGAAAAAAAAGCAAATAAATAAATAAAAAAATTCCTGAAAACCGAAGTTCTCAGGAATTTTCAAAAACCCGAAAATGCCTTGTTTTACCTTGTTTCGGCACTTTGTGCCTTGTTTTACCTTGCTTTCATAGCAGTTCAAGCTGCCTTTTGTTCTTCATATTATCCAAAACCAACGACCGAACATAGGCCGCAATCGTTGGGAACGGGCTTTCACGCCGCAACCGATCCAGGTTTTTAAATTCATGGGGCTTTAATAATATCTGCACCCGTTTCGATAATCTGTCAAAATCCGGTTTCTTGTTTTGCTTCTCTTGGTTTGACATATTGCGCTTTTATCCTTTCCCTGTATTTTTTGTTGTGTTCGATTAATGCTTTTCTTACGTTGTCAACATCATTGGCAATAGCCAGGACTGCACCGGACCGGAAAACAAAAAGCGTACTGCCTGGTATTGTCTGTTGAAAGTGAGTAATGTTATCGGGATTAATCCACACGGAGTATTTTTTCATTATTCCACCCTCAACCGCCCTGTGAGCCGTGCATTTAAAAAAAAGGCCGTCGAAAGCTCCGTTGTTGATAATATCCGGTAAGCCTTCAACCAGGATGAAGGGAGTATCATTTCCTACATTGTGAAGCCGCGTTCCCTCCTCTACCTTGTCCGGCTTCTCCTGCTTGTACCAGGACAAAAAATCAATAGCGTCCGAAACGATAAATAATTCTTTTTTCGTTCCGGCCTCTTTTGATCCGTAAATATTTAATCGGTGGAAAAAATCCATAACCACCCCTTTCCTGTTATCGGGTTTAAATGTGTCGTTTTATATAACAGAGTAATTGAAATCAATTCCCTTCCGTGGCTTCTGGCATAAATCTCTATTGACAATATTAAAACTCTCGCGGTCCGACCTGACAAAATATCTAACGGCGCATATCTCGGATTATCTTCCGCGTAAAGGTTAGCAACCCATTGATCTTCATTTTTAATACACCTTGCATACAGAAATTTTCTTTTTTCCATTTTATTCACCACTACCTTTCAATACTGATTCGTCTATGTGCCAGCTTGAAATTGTTTTTCTCACCACTTCCTGTGGCTTTAGGTCCTCAGTTTCATAAGTATAAATAATAAATTTATTATCGCTTTCCCTTAACAGTTGAGTATGGTTTTTATTACTCTTTATAATTTCAGTAAAGCCGCGTCCGCTCACCGCTAACCAGGCCGCTTTCATTTCTGAATTGCCTAATTTTAAAAACTCCTGGTAGTCTTTTGTAATATTATCTAAATCAGTCTGCGTCGCTGGCATCATTTTCATCATCTCCTTCCCCTGGAAGTAATTCCGCGACATTGCGGCTAATGGAATGAAGCAATCGAAAATGTACGGCTAACTCCTCTTTTAAATATCTCTGATCGTCCATTACACAAATAGAAAACCCCAACACAATAACCAACAGCACCAGCAGGACAAAGACAATAAAATAAAGCATAGAACCGCCTCTCTTGTTAAGTGAATTAAATTTGATTAATTAGTTTTTTTTAATATTTTTTTTGTTTTTGTCTTTATTGAAATAAATATTTTTTTATCAACGTAGCTGAGCGCGTCGCCGTGGGATTCAACAGCCTTCAGGCAGATCGCTTCTGTTTGCTCTTTTACGTATCTGAGCGCGTAGCCGTTTCTTTCAACAGCCTTCAGGCAGATCGCTTCTGTTTGCTCTTTTACGTAGCTGAGCGCGTCGCCGTCGGATTCAACAGCCTTCAGGCAGATCGCTTCTGTTTGCTCTTTTACGTATCTGAGCGCGTCGCCGTTTCTTTCAACAGCCTTCAGGCAGATCGCTTCTGTTTGCTCTTTTACGTAGCTGAGCGCGTCGCCGTCGGATTCAACAGCCTTCAGGCAGATCGCTTCTGTTTGCTCTTTTACGTATCTGAGC